CAAAACCTCCAGACAAAACCATTCCATTCCGTAGCCCAGCCAGCCCCCGCAGGGGGCTCTTACGGCATTCATGCTCGGAGAGCTGCTTTAGCCTGACTGCTCGTATCGTGAGCCAAACGCCCACCGGAAGATTCACGCCTCCGGCCGCCTTTACTGTCTCGACAGCGTTCCTTTTAGAAGCGCTCTCGACACTGCACTGGTTCGGTTGTCAGGTTATCGGTGTACCGCTCTCAATCTTCACCAGGGTCGGAACCACGCGTGTTGCGGTTGCCCGTCGCGCATGTAAGTGCCCCGCTGTGTGCGTATTCGGGTCGCCACCTTGAAGTCCGATCGAAACTAAGAGAGAATGCCTATCGAAAGTTCGATCTCGATAGACGCAGGTACGTTCTCTCAGAACCCCCAGATGGTCTTCAGCCTCTGGGGGTTTTTCATTTGGGGAAACCGCAGGGCAGTCTCCGAAGGAGAAGCGCCCGGTTCCGCGGGGAGCACGCCGGCACACGGACGGTGCTGCGTATGGAACGGGCGGGTAAAACCCTATGATTTTCGAGTTAAGGTGAATCGCGCCCAACAGTTGTGTGCGGTATGGCACAGTCGGGCTATAACAATGAACTAAGCAGAGGCGGCGTACTGCTGTACCGGCGACTCGCGCGGATACAGATCAGGACGCAGATCGTGACGAGACACGCCAGTCGCGCGCTCCACTTCCAGCACCCTTTCGGCAGGGACCCGTTTATCGCGCAAGAGCCAATTGGAGATCGAGCCTTGGGACTTCAATCCCAGCACTCGGGCCAGGCGCACTTGGCCCCCGGCACGCTCGATGCCTTCCCGTAGGGCCTTCTGCCAGTGGGTCTCCGGCTCACCTCGAGCCGATGGGCGGATTCGTTTGCGCTTCATCACCTCTTTATACCACTATGGGTAATAACAAAGCAATTACTCAAAGTGATATCGATGGCCGGCAAACTAGGAAGGTGCCAAGAGCAGCAAAAACCAGTCCGCTGTGGGATCGATTTTGGGATGCGTTGACCGACGTCCCGAAACCGGCTTCACCTGATCCTTACGATCAAACAGTGATTGGCAAGGCCATCGGCGTGGGTCAGACTATGGTCTCGGCGATCAAGACGGGTGACAAACTACCAGGGATGGAGACGGCGCTAGCGATGGCACAATACGCCCAGATGAGCGTCGTTTACCTTCTCCAAGGAGACGGCCCTAAACGGCCCTGGAGTGACATGGACACCGAGTTTCGGTCGCTCATCCAGTTCTGGGAAGTGCTCGACGACGCGAATCGCGGCGAGCTCCTCAAGCGCGCCGACGAACTCTTCAGACTACAAGAAACCTCAAGACGCCCGCGTTTTGCACCGCAACCAACACCCGCGCGCAAGGCTCTGAAAAAGCCGCTGAACTGATCGCATCCCTTTTTTTGCCGTTCGATATCACTTTCGGTGTTGACAGCTATCACCGGTAGTGGTAACGTCTGGTCCATGAGGTCGCCCGTCCACAACCCACACAAAGAGCCCGTCAGGACCGGTGGGGCGATTGGCGAGCGGCCTCTTCGTCCCAGCTGCTGGTGCCATGCCGATCTGTGGCAGGGGCATTGCCCGAGCTGCGGTGCGCCGGCACGAGCGGTTTCTGGCGGCCACTTTGCTCGCTGGTGGCACGTGTATCTGACGTTGGCTGTGGCCTCGGTGGTGGGTTACCTGTTGGTGGGAGAGTTCTCATGACTGCTGAGCAAATGGCCGAAGAGACCATACAGAAGTACGGCGTGCCGCACAGCGAGGCTTTGTATCGCGCCATCCTGGAGATGGTGTTCACGCGCGGCAGGATCGCGGGCGCGATGCAAATCCACCAGAAGCTGACTCAGGAGTACGCGGGTTCTGCTGCCACACCGCTGAGGGTCGTCAAGTGAACATCTACTCCAGTCGCGCATACCTCCATGGTGAGTTGACTCGGATGCGGATCGACATCGAGTTGCGCACCTTCGCGGGCGAACGCTCCAAGTCCCTGTCGGAAGCAGCGCTGCTGTTCCTGCAAACAGCGGTGCAGTTGAAGGCTCTCACAGAGGGGAGGCTACAGTGAAACTCAAGCTTTTCCCTTTCTCCCGAGATTTCCGTACCGCCGAGCAGAAGGCACGCGGTCAGGTGGTCGAGCAAATGCTGGCGGATGCGAAGCTGGAACTGGAATGGCAGCGCCGAGTGCAGGTCAACATTTTACGCAGGCAGTTCGGTGAATTGTCGATCTTCAGGACACGACAGGCCGACTGACATGAACGAGGACGATACCGATGCCGCGCTCGCGCACCAACAGGAACTCGAAGGCCGCCGCTGGTCCGAAGACATGCGAGCCCTCGAAACCGAACTGCTCAAAGACTGGTTCAAGTGGTGGCGCGAATCTGACGAACGACTCGCCGAAGCCATCCGAGAGTCTCGCGCATGGCGGGCTGCGGACGGCCTATCAGGAATCGATCACGAGCCTGCTGGACCTGCACTCACAGGAGTATCTGGCCCCACTGGGGATGGGGCCGCTGCTGCCGGAGCCGGTGAAGCGAGTTCCGTATGACAGTCTGTATGAGAAGTTGAAATACGATCGAGACTACTTTCGAGAATAACGGCCACAGCGCCGTCAATGAACAGGAGAGAAACGATGTCACTGATTGCTAAAGATAAGGGCGGAACTGATTTCAAACCCGTTCCTGCGGGAACCCACGTAGCCATATGCACGATGGTGGCGGACATGGGCATTCAGCCTGGCGGCAAGTTCAAACCCCGCGCTCAGGTCTACATCCGCTGGGAGTTGCCAGGCGAAATGATCAGTTGGAAAGACGCTGATGGGCACGAGCAGACCGGACCCATGGTGATCGGCAAGAAATACACCATGTCACTGTCCGAGAAGGCCAATCTGCGGGCGGATCTGGAGTCCTGGCGCGGCAAGATGTTCACCGAGCAGGAGCTGGCGGGCTTCGATATCACCAACATCTTAGGTAAAGGCTGCATGTTGGGCGTCACCCACAACACGGTGGGGAACAAAACCTACGCCAACATTTCAGCGGTGATGGGCCTGCCGAAGGGGACACAAGCCCCTTCCCCGTCCGTCATGCCGTTCGCCTATGACATCGATTCTCACAACGCAGCGACCTTTGCGAAACTGCCGAACTGGCTGCAGGAGGCGATCAACGGCCGGGTGAAGTCCGACACAGCAACCACGGTGGCAAGCAATGGCTCTGAAGCAGACTTCGACGACGACATCCCATTCTGAAATACGGCTGAGCGAATCACGAGTTGAAAGGGCCATGAAGTACCTAGCAGATACCGACGAAAGTTTCGCGCAGTCTCGCGGTGAGATGTTGCGCACCGAGTATCTGGCAGACGTGGCCGAATCGATGGTTTACAAATCCATCCAAGGAGGTTCCGTCGAAGATCGCAAGCGAGAGGCGAAAGTTGCACCTGAGACCAGAGCGGCCATGGAGAAGCACTTTCAGGCTGTGGTTCAGTTCGAAACCTTGAAGGCTCGACGGGCCCGAGAGGTTCTCGTGGTGGATTTGTGGCGATCGGTCAACGCCAACCGCCGACAGGGTGTCATGACATGACTGAGAAATTCTGCAAATACGGGCATGTCAAGGTGAATGGCTGGTGCAAGGTGTGTAGCAGCATCCGCAGCGCTGCCCGTCGCAAGCGGGTGGATGAAACCTGGAACGACAAAGCCCCGGTATACCGGGAGCTCGCGACGCAGCCGTGGAGGGTGGAAGCGTGACCAAGATGGAGCGCCAACGGATTGAGCGAATGATGCGACTCGGATGCATTGCCTGCGCTCAGATTGGGATTGCGCACATTGCCCAGGAGAATCACCACATCCTGGATGGCGGTCACCGCATGGGTGATTGGTACACCCTACCCCTCTGTAGGGGTCATCACCAGGGCGATTGGATCGCGGATCAACGCGAAGTGTTGGGCGATCGATGCGTGGCAATCAGTGACGGCCGTCCGCTGTTCTACGCGATCTACGGCAGCGAGCGAGAGTTGTGGGAGAAGGTTCAGTTGCGACTGAAGCTGTCGCTGGCGTGGCCACTGAGCAAGATTTTATCGCGAAGGGATGTGGCATGAGCACACTTGATATCAATGAAGCTGCGGCCTTCGCCAAGTGCCATCCCGAAACACTACGCCGTATGATGAAGGCCGGCGAGGCACCCGGCACCAAGATCGGGCGCGCATGGGTGGTGTCCGCAGAACTCCTCCAACAATGGATCAACAACCGATGCCTCTCTACCGACGCGCCGGTTCCCCCTTCTGGTGGGTCCGGATTGGCCGCAAAACTCGCCGCAGCACGGGCACAGAGGATCGCGCAAAGGCAGAAGAATTCGAGCGCGTCCTCAGCGAAAGACTCTGGCGCCGCGAGAGACTCGGAGACCGTAGTGCCGTTTCGTGGAATGAGGCAACGCAGCGGTGGCTGAAAAACTCACCCAAGCCCCGCAAGCGCGATCGCGAGTTGATCGCGTGGCTGGCCCCGAGGATCGGCGAGCATGCACTCTCGGATGTCGCCGAGCCGGATACGCTCGAGGAGCTCCGTCAGGACGGGCTGGCAGAAGGCTGGAAGCACTCAACCGTGGACCGGCTGATGGGGACCGTAAGTTCTGTGCTGCATGCAGCCAGGGATTGGAGGTATTTAGACCATGTGCCACCCATTCCGATGTATCGCCCCGCCGGGACGGAGCCGCGGTGGGTCACACCGGAGGAGTTCCAGGCCCTGCTCGTACAGCTGCCGCCGCATTTGGCGCTGGCTGCACGCTTTGCCGTGCTCACACTCCTTCGCATGCGAGCAATGCTCAAACTGACGTGGGACCGGATCGACCTGGAGAAGCGCCGGGCGTGGATACCGAAAGCGCATCAGAAGGCCGCGCGCACGTTCGGGCTGTCGCTATCGGCCGAGTCGGTGAAGGTGCTGCGCGAACTGCGCAAGCTGAATCCGACAGGCGCACACGTGTTCCAGTGGAATGGTCAGCCCATCGACGACTGCAACACCAAAGCCTTTCAGGACGCGCTACAACGGGCGCACATCAAGGGGGCGAACTGGCACACCCTGAGGCATACGGGCGCCTCCTGGGCCGTCCAGAATGGCGTCACGCTACAGGAGTTGATGGTGCTGGGGGACTGGAAAGACTACCGGTCGGTGCTTCGCTACGCACACCTGGCGCCATCTCATGCAGCATCAGCCGCAGAAAAGGTCGCACAATGGGCGCACACGACAAAATCATCGAAGAAGCGCAAAACAGCGTGATTTCCTGTGGAGCGGAAGGGAATCGAACCCTCGACCTTCGCATTGCGAACGCCACTCCTTTTAGAGCAATCAAAGACTTAGAGCCGACAGGATCTGCCGAAAGCAGCACAACGCTGCGGTCTCCTGCATCACCAAAGCACAAACGCAGCACACGCGATCCTCGGCCCTCGTTCGCCCTGCCCGATCGGCGCCAGCCCATCAGGCGGCCGCTATTACGCCTGCCGAGGAAAGGGCCGTGACCGTTGAATCGATCCTGAAGCTGCTGTGCCTGCTGATGGTCGGCGGACTGGTCGTGATGATCATTCTGTGGAGGCCCCGCGAATGACCTGGTTGCTCGCATGGCTTGCGGTGATCGTGGTGTTCTTCTGGTGCTGGCGGCGCTTCATGAACTTCGTGGATCCGCAGTGACCGCCGTCGAGCTAGCAGTGCTTGAGCGTGCGGTCGAGGAGCTGCCGCCCAAAACCCGGGAGGCCCTACGCCTGCTGAGAGAGGACGGGCTCAGCTACGAGCAGATTGGCGAGCGGTTACAGATCCCGCCGCAGCAGGCAAGCAAGCTGGTAGAGCGCGCGATGGAGTATCTGTTGGAGCAGTGCCAATGAGAGTCCAAGGTCTGGCCGAGGCGAGAGTCTTAACACAGGTGAAACAATGAACAGGGTTCTAACTGCTTCGGACGCTCGCAAAATCACGAGAGGACGCACTCCCCTCGTGCCTGTAGAGTATGAAACTGCAGTCAATGCCCTTGCCGAATGCATCAATCTCGATGAGGCAAAGCACTGGGCGGACAAAGCTGATGCGCTCGCCGCATGGGCGAAGATTTATCGCAACGACGAAGCAGGTATCAAATCTCGTCAGTTGAAACTTCATGCGTATCGGCGAATGGGTGAAATCGCCAAGGAACTTAGACCAGTAAAAAACACAGGAAGAGGCAGCAGTCCCGGCCCCCGAAGCCTTCTACGAGAACAGGGGCTTTCGGAAGATCAAGTAATTGCGGCGGCGCACCTTAGCAAATTACCAAAAGACGAATTTACGAAATTGATCGATGCGCCGAAGCCACCTAGCCCAACTCTGGCTCGACGCGCTTCCTCCTCATTTTCAAACAGCACTGAGAACTGGAAAGCATTCGTAATGAGTGGCCAGTCGGCTAGCGCATTCAGGGGCTTTTGCAGAAATCACCCCGCTCGGGCACTCGCTCAGGGTTTGTCGCCAGACGAAAAAAAGAAAGCTCTTGAATACATACGAGAGATTTCTGATTGGATTGACGAATTCGAACGTCATCTAACAAAGGCAAAATCATGAGCACATCCAACAGCGAGCCGCTTACCACTGAGAATGAAGTCGCTACGTGTCGCGGCTGCGGGCGCGCCCTGAGGGGGAAGCCGTATTACATGGGCGGGATAGCCTACATCCCTGAGACTGGCGCCCGCGCACCCGCAAATCACTTTGGGGGCTACGTTTGTTCAGAGAGCTGCGACCGAAACGCTTGCCTTGAAATGCTGTCCAGCATGCCTGGCGCTGGACCGGCTCGCCGACTCGACACGCCTTGTGAGCAATCCGTTCGGCTCAACTGGAGCCGGTCATGACAGAGCGAACGCTCCCTGTGCTCGACAAGGAAGACGACGAGTGGATCCTGAGGGTTTATAGGGCAGCCCCCGTGCGGATCAAAGTGGCAGACCGTGCCCTCGCCTGCCAAATTTGGGAATCCGCTACTTGGGCCTACCGCAATGGCGCCGACGATGTGCGCGGGGAGATCAAGTCAGCTTTGGGAATCGAACCATGAGCGACTCCATCCCTGCAGAGACGAGCTTCTTCAAGAATGGCGCCCGTATCAGCCAAAAGAAGTTGGTCAGCTCGTGGAGAAGTCTGTTCGTGCCCGGCCTGCCATCAATGCCTCGCGAGAATATCGAGACGAGGCAGGAAGCCTACGAGATCGCGCTAGCGAACCGGCATAAGCCGTGGGCACGCCGTTACCTCAAGTCCATTGGGAGACAGCCATGGGGGATGTAGCACGTCCCGAAGAGAAGCGTGTCAAGCGCAAGAAGCATTGCAAGATGAAGCCTGCGAAGGGCCGGACGCGCGAATGCTGGGTAACCATGCTCCGCGATGTCGAGAACAATGTCGACGTGGTGCTAGGCGCTCCGACGAAAAGTGAATGCATCAAGCTTTTCCAGCGCGTTAGCCCTGGGACCGCAATCATTCCGAAACTGGTTTACAACGCAGTCTGGCGGGAGAAGAAGCGATGAACTCCTGTCCATCGGATTTGGTAGTCAAGTGAATGAGTTGGCTCTTTTCGCAGGCTCTGGTGGAGGCATTCTCGGAGGGCACCTGCTCGGGTGGCGAACCGTGTGCGCAGTTGAACGTAGCGCCTACTGCGCAGCCGTTCTGGCGCAGCGACAAACCGATGGATGCCTCCCGCTTTTCCCGATTTGGTCTGACGTATCAACCTTTGACGGTCGAGCGTGGCGAGGACTTGTTGACGTGGTTTCGGGAGGTTTTCCTTGCCAAGACATCAGCATCGCCGGTAGCGGAGATGGACTCGACGGAGAGCGATCAGGACTCTGGCGTGAAATGGCTCGCATTATTCGCGATGTGGAACCGCGATACGTCTACGTGGAGAACTCGCCAATGCTCACTTCTCGGGGGCTTGGACGAGTTCTCGGCGACCTGGCCGAATTCGGGTTCGATGCGGAATGGGGAGTGCTGGGAGCGGCCGACGTTGGAGCTCCCCACATCCGAAAGCGAATCTGGATTGCTGCCGACGCCCGTTGCGATCGATACCGGGAGCAGGTTCAACCGCTCGGCGAGCCAGGGGGCGGCACTGCGCCCAACGCTCGGCGCCATGGCGAGGTTTGATCTATGGCCAACTCCAATGGCTCACGATTCAATCCGCGGTTATCCCCGCCGAGTGGGAAGGTTCGGGACGGAGCACGGCGGTCGGAATCTAAACGACTGGGCTGCGATGTGGCCAACGCCGACGGCGACCCTCGGGACCAATGGTGGCAGGGTCACGCCGAGGAAGGGACGGGAGGGCGGGACATTAATAGAAGCGGTGTCGGTGCGGACTTGGCCGACGCCGACAGCCCGAGACTGGAGGGACGGCAACTATCCTTCGGAACTAGCGCGGAAATCGCCGGGTTTGGGTGCGCAGGTGAAATGGGCAACACCGAATGCATCCGATGGGAGGAAGTGGTCGAACCAATCCTTAGAACAGAGGAAAGCGAAGGGTCTGAAGGTCCGACTGACAACTCAAGTGTCACCGCAGGGCGGTTCCGGTGGCCTCCTGAACCCGACGTGGGTCGAGTGGCTGATGGGGTGGCCCATCGGGTGGACCGCATTACAGCCCTTGGAAATGGCCAAGTTCCGCGAGTGGCAGCAACAGCATGGCGCTTACTCAGGAGACGAAACCGATGAATGACTCCCGTCCCTCAAATCCGAACAACACGCTTGGAGAGATGGAAGATCCCGTCGCCTTGGCTGAGCGTGTACTCGATCGGCCTTTCGCAGATCCTGATGACGAATTAGCTATTTTGGCGCGGCAGTTCACTCGACATCGAGAGTACGCGCAGCAGTGGCATAGACTTGTCGAAAGCATCGCCACCATGCTCAGTGTGAATTCGGCGCTCGGATTGAAGGAGATAGGCCCGGAGATTGCCACAGCGATCAGCACGCTGCAGATGCACTTTCGACCGCCATCGGACGAGACAAACGATGCAGCAGACGCGGCGAAGTGGCGCGCACTCCGCGATTGCGCCCGAATAACTGCCATGGGCTGCGCCGGCCTAACGCAAGCCACATACACCGCAGATGATGCTTACGCTCATCTGACTCTCAACTTTTGGACCGGAATTCCCGATGGCGATCCCGGACCGGCTTATGCGCGCGAGTGGCTCGACAAATTCGTGGCCAAGGCACTCCGACCCGCTCAGAAAGCCAGCGAACCTCTCTGCATGTGCGCACGTTGCCAACTCGAGCGGCAAGTAGCCGCTCAGAACGGGATACAGCAACCATGAATCATATATGGGCCTTGCATCTGTACGAGATGGCGGATGGACGATTTAAGGTGCTTATCCGAGACGTCCAGAGGGATCGAACAGTCAGCGGTACCGGACCTACCCCGCAGCACGCGCACCGAGCCGCTGAGTGCCAGTTGGTCATCAAGCCATGGGTTTGCGCCGAACGACCCGAGAAGAGCGAGG